TGAGGATGAGGATGAGGATGAAGATGAGGATGAGGATGAGGATGAAGATGAGGATATTGTTATTGAACCACCTATACCAAGTGATACATAATACATGTAAATGATTAGAATTTACATGTATCTACCCCAATTACTCTTCTTCATCCATTTGTGGTTCCAATAAATGTTTCAAAATAGACATTCGCATATAGACACCATTTTCCATTTGTTCAAAATACATACATCGATGGTCAGTATCTACACTATTATGTATTTCTTCATTCCTTGGTAATGGATGCATAATGATAGCATCTTCTTTCATTTGGTCGCATATGCATGTATCAATGATTATATCCACTTTGGGTGTTGTTCCTTCGGTGTTTTTTCGTTCTTTTTGTAATCGTGTAACATAGATAACATCATACAAGGACCAGTCTATGTCTTCTTTTTCCCATAAGATTTTCCCGATAGAATGGTTCGAATTTGCCAATAAAGATAGGGTTTCATATTCCGGTTTACAACCTTTATAAGGTAATATATGTATATTTATAGGAGGGAATTGGTATAGTAAATGAATAAGAGAATTAATGGTTCGAGAATGTAATATATCACCTACAAGTAATACATAGTATGGGTCATAATTATCTATTTGTGGTGTTTCATCAAGGTAAGTTAGCAAGTGATGTTTCCAAATGTTTTTAAAATGGTCGTAAATAGTAAACAAGTCTAACAACGCTTGTGTAGGATGCTCCCCGTCTCCGTCTCCAGCGTTGATTACTGGCACATGGGCTACTTGACTTGCTATTTCCACTGCACCTTTTTCAGGATGTCGCAGTACTAAAATATCACCATAACAAGAAAGAGTAGTAATTGTATCTTCGAAACTTTCACCTTTTTTTATACTGGAAACATCCTTATTGAACGAAATAACATTACCACCCAGCTGATACGCCGCACTTTCAAATGATAAAGAAGTACGGGTGCTTGGTTCAAAAAAAGCATTGACTAAAATAAATGGCTGTGGTTCAAAAATAGGCACGTATTTGTACAAGTAAGTGGCTTGTAAAAGATGTTTTATGTAAGGTAGAGTTAATGTTCGAGTAGATAGCATATTTACAGATGTATTTTTCTACTTACAATTGTAAGTGATATTATTTTTACAGAAATAATATTTATTTGGTTTTGAATATACATTTACGTAAACCATGGCCAATATGGAGCTCTGTCGTAAAAATAAGGAGCTACATATGGTGTATATACTGGATAGAAACCAGGGTGAAATCGTGGATAAAATCCATGATGATGATGGAACCTACGTCCATGTCCGTGTCGTCCGTACCGTCCGCGCATACTTATACTGTATACTTATAAAATCGAAAATGCCAAAAATATCACTGGTTAAACAATTTGAACGCCAAAATAATAATTCTACAGAATATGATTTTGTAAATAGAATTGTAAAAGTTGTAAGAATGGGAAAAAATAGAGTTGCAATATATACATGAAATTGTTTTTTCTGTTGAGTATTGGACTTGCTGTGTTAAGGAATGTGGTACCTGAGTATTGTGTGTGTACTACAGTGGAGTGCCCAATACAAGGAAAAAATAGTTTAGTAATGGGGGATGGGAATGCACATATGTCATATATATATGACCAGCACGGAGACTATTTGGTGGTTACTTCAGCAAGTGGAACTCTTACGCCGAGTTCATTAGACAATGGTAGTGAAACAACAAGCTGTACACAGAAATATTCACGAATGTTAGAAGACGATGGACTCCAAGATTGTGATGCCGGCCATATATTGGCAAACCGATTGGGGGGTTATGGAAATCAACCATTAAATATTTTCCCACAAGACCCTTCTACAAATCGTGGTATATATGCTCAAATGGAAGGAAGAATATACGATTGTATGCAGGAAGCAAACGAAGGCTATTTATCGTGGGAATTCATTTATGCAAATTCCACCAGCACGAAACCAATTAATGTTATATATAGTGCCGAATTTGATACAGGATGTGAACCGATGAAAGAAACGTTTCCTAATTGAGTTTCTGTTCTTTTACGCGCCTTACAATACATTCATCAGTGAAATGATGACCACTGCATAACTCTGCGTCAGCACATAAAAGATGTTTGATTGCTTCTCCCGTAATGGTTGATTGCTCTCTTTTATTACTAACTCGTTTCTTATTCAATCCAGATGAATAAGAAAACTCTACAGGCCACACACTATTCACGTGAATATTTGAAAATTCGGCATTCCACGTTTTTAACATCATAGTAACATTCATCATGGACATGCTATAATATAAATGAGGAACCCAATAATGTTTGGTATCAATTTAACTTAATGGTGGTGAAATAGCCAAAATACGTCCACCTCCCTTCTTAGAAGCATACCGAATATATTTTTGCCCCAATAAAAAATTACCTTTAATGTTCATATAAGTCATATTATTTATAGCAGACTCGGATACATGTAACGTATCATATAACTTGGTAGAAGAAGCGTTCAATACAATACCATTAATGCTACCAAATATATCAATGGTTTCTTGTAGGGCATATTCAATATGATTTTTATGTGTAATATTACAATCAATTGCAATACAGTTCGGTTTTTGTGTCATTTCAGTAATTTTTTCTGCGGCAGTATAAATGTTGTTTTTGTATTTTTTATCATCCCGTGTACATGTATCCAGAAGGACTACGTTAGCACCATATGCTGCAATAGATGAAGCAATACTGTATCCTATACCGTAATGACCTCCTGTAACAATAAATGTTTTGTTTTTCAAAGATGTTCGAACGGGATTTAATATATGTGTTTTATGAATGGATTCTTTTATTACTGTATATGTGCGATTTAGTATAGCAGAATTCATCAAGGGAAAGCTATGGAATACCATAATACATTACGTTTATATGGGTTTGCTATAGTATTTGGTGGGTGTTTGTAGTAGAAAACTTCTTGCTCGTTGTGTTCCAATTCAAATGGAATAAAGGTAGGTGTATGTTTTTTAACATTTTTGAATAAAGACCATAGAGTTCCATTGGGTAGTAAATACTTTTGTGCTTGATAGAAAGCAATACAGCTAATAAGTAAAAGAGTTGTGTTCATATTCTATGAATGGAGTGATATTGCAAATGAAATAGGATAAAAACCTATCAATTTTATAGTATAGTATAGTATGTTTTCAAAGTCGAAATCATACGAAAATATAGAAAAAAGTTCCAATAAGAAAAACAGAATACGTCCCGTAGTATCGTGTAATAATGTAGATACATTGAGTGAAGAAAAGAATAGTTTTTTACACGATGGTAGTTATGGGGAATTCGTACAAACACCCGGGTATAAAGACCGTTCATTGCGACAATATATGATGAAACGAATGTATAAGAAAATAGCCCCTTTGTAGTTTTTTAGGAAGGTAATATACATGGGACAAAAGTATTACTATGACCCAAAACACGGAGGGTGTTTGCGAATGGTAACACGTATTGACAAAACTACGTCCATCATAAAAGGGGCATATGGCGACGATGAAGAGCTAAAGGGTTTCTGGTTTGCAAAAATAGAGCATTTGCCCGAAAATAAGGAGATTGACGGAAAACAATACAATATGATTGTAGATTTTGAAATGAAGAAGGAATTAGCACATAAACGTAAGTTGTATGCGTATATGGGAAGTAATCGTAAAATCCGCTGGGAAGATGGAAATGTATGGTTACAAATGTATTGGGCGTAATTGTCTATAATAAAAATTGATTTAACGTTCTTATTATATCCGTTAGCATAGTTATGGAACCATCCATGGAGTCCGTTGTTAGATATTGTAGAAACCACAAACGTGGTTGTAAAACAATATTGGAACCTTCTTACAAGAAAAAAGCTTGTGAGACTTGCTTAGAAAAAGACCGACTAAAAGACAAACAACGTCGAGAACGAGTTAAAAACTCGGAGTTTGATGCTGAAACCGAACAGTTTTGTAATACGTGCAACAAAGTAAAAGAAAAAGACTGTTTTATTGGATTGGACGGCAATATTACAAAAACGTGTAATAATTGTCGCGAAAAAGGAAATATCCAAGATAAAAAACGCGATAAAGAACATCGTAATGAATTAGCACGCATCGCTTCAAAGAACCCACATCAGGTTCAAAGAAAAAAAGAGTGGTGTGAAAATAACCGCGATAAAGTTGTTAATACTTGGATGACATATCGCCAACGCCAAATTCAAAATGACGTGGAAGGATACCGAAAACGACAAGCGGAGAATATGAAAAAGTGGCGAGAAGCAAATCCAGAGAAACAAAAAATAATGAATGATAAAAGAAGAAACAGTATTAGTGCCAGAAATACTGTCTATAAACGAACAGCCCAATATAAAGGATTAGAATATTGTCTCACAGACGAAGAATTCTGTCAACTTGTAAATATGAATTGTTATTACTGTGGAATGGAGGAAGAAGATAAATTGATGGGTATAGATAGAAAAGACCCAAACAAAGGGTATATAATTACTAATTGTGTCTCATCTTGTAAAATGTGTAATTTTATGAAAGGGTCATTGTGTGATAATACATATATTGGACGAGCATATCATATTTTGTCACATCATAAATTAGTGGAAGGACAGTATATCTATAATATGTTGTTTCCAGATGGTTACAGAGGTAAAGGATATATAGCATACAGAAAGAATGCTATTCGTAGGAACAAAGAATTCAGTTTATCAGAACAAGAGTTCTATACTACAATATGTGACCCCTGCTCTATTTGTGGAAAACTGGGTTCAGAGACCCACCAAAATGGAATTGACCGTATAGATAATGATATTGGGTATCAAATGGGCAATATTCAAAGTTGTTGTGGCGAATGTAATTTTATGAAACGAGAATATCCATTGATTGAATTCTTGGGAAAATTAGCAGATATTTGTATAAAACATCCAAACTTTGAACTGGATACAGAAAACATAATATCTGTGAATCATATCCAAAGAAATTCGAATAAGATGACAAAGAATGAAATACAATTACTAACAAAAGAGAAGAAAGAAAAACAAACAGAAGAATTATTGTTGCGTTATAATGATGAAAATATTGTAAATCGTGTGAAAGAACTATGTAAAAAGTGAAAATATAAAAGGTAACTACAAAGAATGAAAAAGTAAATAGTATAAACTATTTATTTTTAATTACAATTTAATAGAATGACTAAAAACGCGGGAATGGCAGTAATAGCATACAATTAATTTGAATATGCAATACCGGCCATACCACTCATGACACGAAGAACGTTGTAGTTAACAGCGTATACGCGAACCTTAGCGGTGTTGGTTCCAGAAACGGTAGCGCTGGAAAGAACCAATTGAAGGACAGCGTTATCGATTCTGGAGAAGTTGCAGCTTCCAGAAGGTTGGTGTTCTTCAGGGCGAAGAGCGAAGGAGTATACGTTGATACCAGCGTCAGGAGCACGGGTGTGGTGTTGGTAAGGTTGTACTAGGTCAAAGTAAGAACCTTCACGTTCAGAGAATCTGTCTTGGCCGTTAAGTTGAAGCTTAGCGGTAACAACAGGGTTCTCACCCCAACAGTGCATGTCAAGAGCGGTCTCAGCAAGTACGAAGGTACCAGCATCAGACAAGGAAGAACCGTTAGCAGCACCATCAGCGCTTACCTCAACAGCATCAGAAAGTTGGAAAACACCGCCGGAGATGACAGCGTTAGCACCACTGATAGCCTCATCAGAACCGAATGCGTGAACAGCGTTAGGAAGAGCATCAATAGCATCGGTATAGTTGAAAGGTTGAGCACCCAAGGTCTTGTAAAGGGTCTCACCACCCTCCAAAGAAGCACAGTAGTCAACGTTAGCATCAGGTTGAACAACCCAAACCAATTCCTTACAAGGGTGGTTGAAGTTCAACTTGATCTTGTTGGAAGAAGAACCAACAGATTCATCACCAGTGAATTGAACTTGTTCGATCAAGTACTCGTGAGGGTTTTGAGCCATCTTTCTTCTCTCGTCGGTATCCAAGAAGATATAGTCAACGTAAAGGGAAGCAGCAACAAGAGATTGTTGGTAAGCGGTGGAAACAGACTTGGTTCCGGTGGTAGCGCTTAGCTCGGAAACAGCCCATAGACACTCACCGATAGGTCTGAAGTCAATGTTGATCTTAACTTCGTGGTATTGAAGAGCGATCAAAGGAAGAGCAAGACCAGGGTTTCTGCAGTACCAGAACATCAAAGGAACGTAAAGGGTGGTCTCAGGAAGAGCGTTTCTAGGAGCACATACTTGGTTAGGAGCAGTGGTGGAAGCGCAAGGTCCAGAAACATCAGCGAAGTTAGGATCAGTGATGTAGGTAAGAGCGGTGGTGTTTCCGATCATCTTGTAGTAACCAGCTTGTTGTTCCTTGGAAAGGGTCAATTGGTTCCAGATGTGCATCCAGTCACCGTATTGACGGTCAATTCTTTGACCACCAATCTCGATCTCAACTTGAGCAATCAATTGCTCACCAACGAAGTCCAACCAACGAGCATATACGTCTCCGCTGGAGTTCATGTCTTGGTTGATCTCAGGAAGAGTTACTTGAAGGTAAGTTCTGTAAGCAAGATCACCGTTTCTGCTGATGGTACAGGTAACACGGCGACCGAAGTCAGCTTGACCAGAAAAGGTTTGTTCAATGGATTCCATTGCGAAGTTGGTGTGGCGTCTGTAGGACACCTTCCAGAAAGTAATCTCAGGGGTTCCGGTAAGGAACACGTCTTGTGCGCCATAGGCGACTAGTTGCATAAGACCTCCAGCCATAATTTATATATTATAGGGAAAGAAAAAAATTTTGAGAAAATGCAATAAAATAGCGAAAAAATGTTCATTGAACCCCCATTTTTTACCTTTTTCCTAAATAAAACACTTGTTTACAACAAAAAAAGACGTGGTAAAATCATTAGTATACACTTCATTATACAAAATATTTGTAACGCGTAGTTTACTACACTATGTTGTATTTCACATCTATTATGCTGTGGTTTACAGTTGTAAATACAAAAATAAAATTCTATCTATTCGTGTTTTTTCACGAATGCGTCTAAATTATTATTTTCCAAAATGAATTGCTCCAAATAGTTTTCTTGAAAGACCTCCTTCTTGTTTTCGTGTTTTTTTGTGAAAATATATTGGTGTTCTTGTTTTTTTACTGTCCATCCATTCTCTAATGCATTTGAAATGAATAATAATTTCTGGAACTGCTTTCTACTAATGTTTTCATAATATGTGAATGGGTCTTCTATTGGAATTTCTTTTGTGGGGATTGGGCTACTTGACATTATACACGCTATACACATTCTGTATAGTGTTTATAGCAGCATTTTACGCATTTATTTTACAAATTTCATCATCTTAGTGCCACATTTTGCACATACTCCAGATAATGCATTACGTCCATTCTTTGTTTGTACCTTTTTTGTATTCTTCATTGTACGCTTCTCTTTACATTTTACACAATATCCCATTTCACCAGAAGCACCCTCAGTCTTCTTAGTAGCTTTCTTAGGTCCCATTATATATTCTAAATACATTATTTATCCAGCCCATAAAATGATACAAACTCCTTTATTTGCTTGCATACTAATGCAATTTCCACTTCAGATGTAAAACTTGAACTATGATTACCACTGTTTACAATATAGCGTTTACTGGTATCTCTTCTTTCAATAGATAATTCATAATCATCTAATGCTTTTGCTAATGGTAATTTATCGTCATTGCGATTAAGTAATGTAAGCACGGGTATATTCAACTTGTTTTGTTTTACTCCAATGTATGGCATTTTATAACGTTCGTTAAAGTGGCTATTCAGTAATATGCATCCTTTCACATTATTAATGTTTCTTGATTGGTCCATAATACAATACAGTAATCCAAAAAAACCACCAAAAGAATGCCCCATAATAATTGTGTTGTTTTGTAGCGGTCCTTGTGGAAAATAGGGTAAATACGTTATATTCAATGGCATGTCAAACTCATCACACAAGGTGTCTAAAAAAGGCTTGTAAAAAGAGTTTGGAATATGAGACCCGCAAAGAAATCCGATTTGTAATACTTTTGGGGGTGGAATTCGAAGGAGCCTACGAAAGAACCCATTGTATCCATCAAGATGGATTATCATGGAAGTTGCCCATAATAATAGCACAGCAAACTTAAACATCCAAACGTAGTTGTACATGTAGGTATGTATCTATATTGCTTATGGAAAGGTACTGTACATTCTATTTTTGGAGGAAAAGTATTTCAAAAAAGATAAACAGAAAAAGGATAATAAATATTATATTCGTTAGGTATTATACACAAAGTCATTGCAATGAGTTCTCAACCGCGGATCATTCATACAATAGATGAGAAACATACTACTATGTTAGACCAGTTTCATAAAGATAGCGTGGAGACGATACCTTCCTTACAAAAGGAAAAAGAGACCTTGAAAGAGGAAATACGGAAATTGGCGCCTACAAACGTCGATAAGATCATCGAATATAAAGACAAGATAAGGGCAATTCAACAAGAAATCAACCGTATTAAGATGGAAAAGAAAAAATATTATCTGGATAACTCTAAATACATATTCGACTATTTCGAGCAAAAGAAGGATATTAATAACGTTGAGAAACCAAGTCAACATGACGAAGTAATCCAGTCTTTCTTCAAAATAAAGTCCAAGACCCCCGAAGCATCTGACATCCAAAACAATAAATATTTACAATCAAAACAATATTATACCAAATACTGGAGAAATGTGCGTAATGATATTACAAACATTAAGGACTTTATTGTTCCATCCGATATATGTATGTATTGTAATGAAGGAGAACTAATCCCACAAGATGAAGAAGGTATATTGATTTGTAATAATGAACAATGTAGCAAGTTTATTACATACATTGTGGATGGGGCTAAGCCGAATAGCAAAGACCCACCGAATGAAGTGTCTTATACTGCATACATACGATTAAACCACTTTAAAGAAATTTTATCACAATTCCAAGCAAAGGAAACAACGCAAATACCAGATGAAGTAATGGATGCCATTAAGGCGCGTATTAAAAAAGAACGTATCGAAGATGTATCCACATTGAACTACAATAAAATGCGTGATATTTTACGAAAACTGGGATTGAATAAATATTTTGAACATATCCAATACATTAACTCGTTATTTGGTATCAAACCTCCTGTAATGAATGAAGAGCTACATGAAACCTTGTGCGTATTGTTCATTGAAATACAGAAACCATGGGCAGTTCATTGCCCACCCAATCGCACCAATTTTTTTAATTACACATACACGTTATATCAATTGTGTAATTTGTTAGACCAAACACAATATTTGCCTTACATACCCATGATGAAAGACCGAGAGAAACAACTTGAGCAAGATATGATTTGGAAAAAGGTATGTGAAGATTTGGATTGGGAATATTTCCCAACTGTATAGTGTCGTTATTGTAAAGAATGTAAAAGCGCTGTAAAGAATATAAATATGTACATTCATTTGTATTATGTATGCTACAAATGAAGAATACCGAAATGAGTTCCGGAAGTTGTGTGGAATGAATGCAACGAACTATCCTGTTCAATGTGATGATCCATCAATTGATGTGGAAAGTCGGGATGAAATGATGTATGACGAAGAAGCTGTACAACAGTTCATGGACAATGTATACAAGAAAACGCGCACCTCCCCTTTATTTATGAAATTATATGAAAAAGCAGCGGGGTTTATGTTCTCAACTGATCCTGAAATTGGTATGACTATTTTGCTTGGATATGATTATTTAGATGCTTTTTCACCATGTATTGAATGTTTCATGAAAGAACCAGCTACGTTCGGCGAAACCAACCCACAATATCAACAATTAGTAAAGCGGTTATATAGATGATTTGATCCGAAAAAATATCTACCTATATACAAACAATATGTCCTCTACACGAAATAGAAATAATATGGCGGATTATCAACAAGAAAGTAAATCTTATCAACATGCAATGGACCATATGACATTGCCTATGTCAGGAGAAGCGACAACCACCCATTTGGCGGGTAATGGATTACTAATGGGACGTATGGCTAATCATAGTTTGTCTAAGAATGCATGTGATATTGAATCACAGTTGTTTGGCATTGGTTCAACCAATTTGGTTACTCCCAAGGCAATTGTTGAAAACAAACCTAAAGCATTACAATCGTTGAATGTAATGGAACGTACCCCATTAATTATCCCTGCACCTTTAAAAGTGGCTTCCAACCAGCGACCTTACCCAATGAATTAGATATATAGACGTTGTTTCTGTGTTTTGCCTTGATTGGTTTTTTTATTTGAATGTTTTTTTTTGGAAAAACATTTGAAAGTGTGATTATATGAAGGTTTGTGTCGCGGTATGTGGTTCCATTCCTCTTCTGTAAAGAACTGTAATTCGTGTTCTGGGTCAGTTTGTGTAGAAAATTCTTGCTTTTGTGGTAAGTCTTGCTTTTGTGGTAAGTCTTGCTTTTGGTCCTCATATGTATCCTCAATATCCTCTTTTTCTTCGGGACTATCGTAATCACTTGTATCACTCTCACTTTCATATGGATTTATAATTTCCATCATAGCATTCTGTATGCTTTGTTGAAAATAATTCTGAAAGGGTTCAGGTTTATTTTTGGGTAATTTAGATAAATGTTCAAAGCGAATTTTCATATATTCAGTGATAGGGCTCAGTTCATTTTCGTCAGTGATTTGCATAGGGATTTCAATAAATGCATTAATATATTTCGGTTGTTTGTCCATTTACTCATAATAAATAACATCTTTTATTTATTATCTTTCATACGAATTACTTGTTTAGAATCAATAACCCCCCTATCCTTGTGCCACGACGTTTACCAGCTCTGTCGCGAACGTGTCTGCTTTTACTCTTATTATTATTTATTTGCCTATTTTTATGGATTTGAGGACTTATTGGTTCTTTTCCAACTTCTTTTATAGGTTCATTCATTTCTCCATATAATGGTTCATATGAGTTTGTAATATCATCATTTAGTCTTGGCTGACATACAGTATCGATAGTATTCAACTTCGCAATTTTATCCGTAAAAATTAACGTTCCCATTGCAGATACTGCATTACTATTATCCACTTGGTTCATTACCTTTTCTAATACGTTCTTGTATTCCGACTTCTGTTGTCCATCACTATTACTTGTAACAATGTCATTTAGCTTTTCCAACTTATCCATATCTTCTTGGATAACATCAACCATACCATGTTTGTCTTCTTCCTTTGAATTATAGTACTTTATCTTACTAATCAATTTGCTTACATTCTCTTTAATAGTATCAATAGGTGCATCAATATAGTAATATGTTTTCTTTAATTCATTCATATCTAAATAAGACACCAATGGAGGGTCATTCGCTTTTCTTGAAATGTTCAATACACAAAATACACAAACCAATATTTCTTTATAAAAATCTATTTTTTTATAATCGGTTACAGATTGTCTCAAATACTTATAAACATCATCAAAAATAATTGAATATTCCGTGTTTTCATTTTTTACAGGCGTTAATTGGAAACAATTGGATAACGTTGGGCAATAATCTTCTAAACAATCACTAATAATATCAGGTGCTTGAAGTAGTACATTTTTTCCTTTTTCAATAAGTATCTCATTAATCGTATCACGAATAAGTTTCAAGGAACTGTTAATAAAATACCCTTCTTCGCGTCTATTTTCACAAACTTCTTTTCCATATTTAATGCGGTTCATATTAAGATTTAAAATTTCATATAACAAATCATATAAGGCTTTGTAGTTCTCATTTGTAATTAATCTTTGCTGTTTGTTTTTGTTTGTTTTTATTAGTTTTTCCATTTCAAGTATTTCGTTATAGATATTAATTTTGTCTTCATCCTTGATTTCATCCTTTTTCAAATCACGTAATATGTGTGTCAATGTGTAAGGGTCTATCACTTTACTATTATCTACAATACGTTTATAATTAGCGTTGGCATTGTTAGCTGTTTGTTGCGACATAACTCGTTTATATACTATTCTTTTAGAACCAGTATTAGTGCGTAGTATATCAGTAATAGCATTCACGCCGTCTTCTTTACTAATAATCATATCAGGATCATTATTCAACATTTTAACTACATCTTCTTTTATTGTAGGTGGATTAGGTGTTATGTATACATCATCCATGTTGTCTGATTCAAATAAATATCCATATTTGTGCTCTTCATCTGGTTTACTTTCATCATACAGTAAAACATTAATAATCTTCTCCACATCTCCTTGTAATTTATCACTATTATCTTTATTATGGTAATCAATAATTTCATTGGAATATTTCCCGTGGTTTGTATCCAATGCATCATTCTCCATGGTCAGCATATGTTCATAGTATTCCATACTTGTTTCGTACTTGGTACCTTTGGGAATACCTAATAATTGATGTATCATCCTTTTTAACATGTCTATGTTAACGTTCTTACTTGCTTGGTTGTACGTTTCCTTCCATTTTGGAATACTATTGATGGATTTAATAATGTCATTGAAATCGAATAACTTTGCCAATGCTGCTGGGTTTTGTTTTGAATATAACAATTGGTCCGTTTCTGGGAGTTCATTGAATACTGGGTGTAAAGATGTTTTTGTTACATTATCCCCGCCTGATTTTTCTGATAATACTGAACCAGATAAACTGTAGTATGGTATTAAGGCATTGTCTTCTGTTTTGAAGCCTTGGTTGTTTGCAATATTCATAAAGTCCATAATCGTTTTACCGGATGAACATTCAAATGTGTTTTCAACACCTGCCAAATCAGCAACAAATAAATTTGCCCTTTTTCCTTCTCCGTTCACAAGCGTTATATAAACAACACAATGACTCCTTGAACTTTGGGGATTATTTGTTGTTGCATGAACTAACCGGTCTGTATCTACCAAATAAGAGATTACCTCAGCCATAGAAGAAATGTCTTTATGAAACGTGGTTTTCCTTTTTTGTGTTCTATATTGATGTATATTTGGTATAATTACTTCTGGTTTCTCTAGAGTAAATGTATTTGGTGTAGTGTATTTAAATTCATACTCTTTTCTATTACATGTAAAACCTCCCTTATCATTTTTGGAACACGCCCCAGTGTGTGGGTTGTTATCATTATGGACGTCTTCTTGGGTGTTACTCTTAAAATATTCATTCACCGTTATGTTTGCTGTGGTGTAGCCTTTTGCGCCTAATGTATTACATAATTCGACAAGCACGCCGGGTTGTGTATGTACTTTACCTTCTTTGTCCGTATAACGTAAGTATATTAAGGTTGATGTTTTACCAGCACCGCTTGCTCCATAAGTAATTAAAAATACGGGTTTTCCATGTTCTAAGTTTTCAATTACGGGGGTCATATCTTTTGCAATCTCTGTGTTAGGAATGCCTGCGTCAAAGATGGCGTTGAATTTCCCAAATAAATAAGATTTATATGTTGGGGTTTCTTTTGATACTAACGTATTCTCTTTGTAGTAGCTTGTTTTATCATCATTATATTTCAACAACATAGAGGTATTGAACAGTTTTTCACCTACATTCTCAGAAGCCAATGAGATGTTAAAGCGATGATGATTGTAGAATTTGTCGTTGTGATTATCGTTTCTTAATTTTATGTATGTTAACACGTTATTCGATACGTTCTTACGCATTTGTAAGTCTAATTCTTTGTAAAAATCATATTGATTTTCCGTATTTTTCAAGCTATTTATGATAGCGATGATATTATTATCGTTGGTTTGCTGTATATCATCTACATACTGTTCTATTATTTTTGTAAAAAAGTATTTCATTTGCTGATGGTCATTTTCATTGTCATAAATATTTTTATACGTTTCTATTTTTCTTACATATTCATTAAACGTGTTTACATGTAACGCATATACATTATCAGATGTATTAGCAATTTTCTTATATATTGTCGTGTCACGCTCTATAATGGGTATTACATCTGGTGTGTTGGAAAAATCTTCTTTATTATTAAACTGGTTCAAAGTAACTAACAATTGATCGAATTTACTGCGTATTTCTTCGATAGGCGGGGGTTGTATATTCGGCATATATTCTTTATAATCTTCAACTATAGAAGTATATATTTTGGCTAATGAATTATGTGGAACAATAAACAACACATCCTTTAAAAGCGTTGGAGCAATAGATTTGTTATCTTGTAACTTAACTTGTTTGTTTAAAACACTTTTGAATGCATCTGGAGGTAAGGAATTTAATTTTAACACAGTTGGATTGTTGAGTACTACATTGGTATAGTTATGGTATATTTCTTGTAATTTTTTATATTCATCCGTTATTGCACCACCCTCCTTTTGTTTATTTCTATTATCCTCAATATTATTCAATACATAAGTTAGTTGTGTTGCAGTGATCCCTAAGCCTTTACTATTAATTGTTGACACTTCTTTAGTTTTTTCTGTTTCTGTTTGGTCTTGTTGTTCCATCTGGAGATCTTCTACTGTGTCTTTTTGGTCTTGTTGTTCCATCTGGAGATCTTCTTCTTTTTCTTTTGCGTTTTCTATATCCTCTTTTATCCCTTTTATTCGCTCAGAAATTTGGTTGGATTTTAAATGGGATTTTTCTACAAACTCTATAAGCGAAGTGGCAACACTATTCAAATTGTTCAATTCATCATCCAGTTCATCTATATTCTTTTTCTTTAAGAATTCGTTTATTGTTCCTTTAATAATAATAACGTCAAAGAGTGAAGGGATAAAATATATTGAACCGATAAGTGATAATATATATTCAACTTCTATTACATCATTTATGTAGTTCATGATATCATCTATTTTCTCATTATCAGAAATGCTTTTCTCATTCAGAAATTTTTTTATCCTTTCCATTATTTGTTTTGTTCTTTCGTTATCAGTGTCTTCGGTTCTTTTAGGTATATCTATATAATTATTCGGTTGATATCCCATATATTGTTGTAATTCACTGAGATACTTATGGTCTTCTGTCTGTAACCATTCCTTCATACCTTCTAATAATTCAACAACCTCACCCTCCCTATTATCAACAACCTCCTCCCTATTATCAACAACCTCCTCCCTATTATCAACAACCTCCCCCTCTCTATTATCAACAACCTCCCCCTCCCTATTATCAACAACCTCCCCCTCCCTATTATCAACAACCTCCTCCCTATTATCAACAACCTCCCCCTCCCTATTATCAACAACCTCCCCCTTCCCATCCTCAATAACCTCCTCCTCATCATCATCATCATCCTTCCTACCTTTAATAACCATGTTACTCGATGCATTAGCTATTAGATCAATGGCATTCTCCCCAACATCATCCTCCTCTTCGGAACCCTCCCCATCATCAACAACCTCCTCATCATAATCATCATCATCATCATCATCATATTCATAATCACCCTCATCTTGAACAGTATCAACTTTATTATCATAATGGTCGTATCGTTCAATAAATTTCCCATCATTATCACTCCAAAACAAACGTGTAACCCTTTTCGGATTATCAAGCTTTTCTGTCACGTCAATAGGAGGACCAATTGTTCCCACAAAAACATATCCTTCGGGGACGTTAATATCATCTAAGGGTGTTTTTTCTTTTGCCATAGCAAGGACTTGGCTTGGGTCAAAATCACCACCTGCTAAATCACTATCATCCTGTTCTAATTCTTCACGTAATTCATCCATGTAAAAACGAAGATTACGTTTTGTGTCCATATCCAGCATGTTTCTGATCATTTCACGTAAGTCACCAATAGATAATCCAGAAAATACGTATTTTTTATCTTGTGATGATAACCTTGGTAAATTAGCAAAAATACCCATTAATTTTTCATATGGGTCCAATGAAATAGGTTCTTGACCATGTAATGTTGTAATATCTTGTTGTGACTTTGCTTGGGTCTTGGCATTCATTCTATTCACATTTTGTAATAGCTGCAATATAGAGTTGACCCCTTGGAAAGAGAACTTTTCGACGGGAACCGATTGAGCTTGTTGTGGTTCGCTACTGGCAGGTCGGACTTTGGCATTCATGCTATTCACATTTTGTAATAGCTGCAATATAGAGTTGACCCCTTGGAAAGAGAACTTTTCGGTGGGAACCGATTGAGCTTGCTGTTGTTCGCTACTGACGGGTTGGACTTTGGCATTCATGCTATTCGCTTTTTGGATAAGTTCAAATAAAGGGGTTAGAGACTCTGAAAAAACAACTTTTGGAGGTGTACGTTCTATTTTCTGTGTACGTGAAAAATTAGCAAGATTATTGTCAGATGTGTTTATAATGTTTCTTAGTTTATTCCTTATATCTTCTGGTATATTAACTAAAGTCTCCGTGTTCATTACTACTATAATAAGTAGAAACTAAATTGAATGTAAATATGTTTTTCTGTAAATATTTACATTTATGCGGGAAGCAGGACTATAGACTTATTTTCTTCGCGTGCGACGGTTTGGTTTTTGTAGTTGACGACGGGTCTGTTTTTTATTTCCACCTGTTTTATTCTTTCCTCGAAAGAATGAACCCATACTTGACATCATACTTTGTTTACTTGGCTCGATATATTTTTTTTCAAAGTCTTTTAAACGCTCAGCTGCATTTGGTTTTTTATCAAATTCAACAGTACCTTTCTTATATAAATATGATACCTTATCCTCAATGTGTTCCTTCGTGAAATCAGCCCAGGTCTTCTGCCCATCATGATGTTGAAAGAAAATTTCTATTTTATCTTCACCAATTAAAACTATAGGTTTATTTGCAAAATAATTACTTAGATTGGAAGAAAGTAATGAGGCACCCCCATATTGTAAAGGTAATTCATAAAATACTTCTAATTGTCCTTGCAATGTATCAAGCTTTTCCCTAATATCTTCAGCAGCAGCGGCATCATCTTCAGCCTTCTTCTTAGCAGCAGCTTTCTTATCTGTGTTATTAGAAATTAATAAATTAATATGTTCAAAATCGTTCATAATTTTCCTGTATGTTTTTGCAAATAAGAAAATGTATGCAATCAGTTTTTTTTGGGTTTCATCGGTAGGGTCGTGTTTCTTATCATAAAAAGTAGTTTTATTGTCGGGTGATGTTAATTTAATGTATAATGCATCTTTATCACTGTCTAATACTCCTACAATGTGGGTATTAATATACGTGTTATCGTTGATATAATTTTCTCCTTCTTTCTGGGCGTTGTCGACTCCTTCTTTCTGGGCGTTGTCGACTCCTTCTTTCTGGGTGTCGACTCCTTCTTTCTGGGTGTCGACTCCTTCTTTCTGGGTGTCGACTCCTTCTTTCTGGGTGTCGACTCCTTCTTTCTGGGTGTCGACTCCTTCTTTCTGGGTGTCAACTCCTTCTTTCTGGGTGTCAACTCCTTCTTTCTGGGTGTCGACTCCTTCTTTCTGGGTGTCGACTCCTTCTTTCTGGGCGTCAACTCCTTCTTTCTGGGCAAATCCATCACTATCGTTTTCTCTTTTACTTCCTTTATTGAGTTTAAAATAATTGGTCATTGTTGGATTGTTTACTTCCTCAATGTTTACTTCCTCAGTATTACCAAATCGCAATTTTTTCAGATTAGTACTCATTCTTATCAAATAATCTATATATATCCAATATAAATTATTCACTAAACTTTCGCCCTACGTTTTTTGCGAAAACTATTGTTTTTACGCAATGTTTTTTGTTTCTTTGGTTTTTGTTTCTTAACCGTCCCGCCTTTAAAATTACGGAATTTCGTGACCAATCCCTTGAGTACATCTTCTTGTTTAGTGTAATCAGTTGTCTTATAATAATCGTTAATACTTGTCTTCATATCAGAAATCATCTTTAAGAATTTATCAATATTTTTTTTCTTTAAAGCGTTTGATAACTTGGTAATGTTTAAAGCGTTTGATAACTTGGTAATGATATTCGTTGCTCTCATATTACCCAGACCCGTATCTGTATATATTTGTTGTAAAGGTCCCAATATGTTGTTCTTAATTATAGACTGTACATCGTCGATCGTTGTATCTTGTATATTCTTGTAGTCATCATAAGCCTTGATTTTATCTTCAATAAATTGTAGGTCTTTTATCAGTTGGGGGGGTGCATCATGGAAGAAGGATTCTTCATCTTCATCTTCATCTTCATCTTCATCTTCATCTTCATCTTCATCTTCATC